TGGGAAAGAGAACAACGTCAAGTTTATCGTGAGTTCCTAAAGGAATATCTTGCTGAAGGTTATGATATAGCAGAAGCTAAATCATTAGCCAAACAAGATACGAAAGAAGTAATGGAAGATAAGCTTGACTTTGTTGAAGAGTTATATGATAATACTTTAAATGATTTGGATTAATAATATGGATAAACAATGGTTAGATAGAGGAGCATGTCCTAAGTGTAGCTCTAGTGATGGGAATGTAAACCATTCAGAAGGATATAGCTTTTGTTTTTCTTGTAACACTAGGTTTGGAGAGAACATGGAAGCAGAAAAAATAATACCTATGAGAACAGAAAGTGTTATGAAAACTGTGGGTACTTTAGGTGCGTTAAGTGAACGAAGCATCTCTAAAGAAACAGCACAGAAATATAACACAGATGTAAAAGTAAATGGCAATATGAATACACACCACATCTATAAATACTTTGATGAAGGTGGAAATAATATAGCTAACAAGGTACGAGATGTACCTACAAAGAACATGTGGTCTGAAGGTAACATGACTAATGCAGGATTGTTTGGTCAGAATATCTTTGCTCCTAATGGTAAGTATATTACTATTACTGAAGGTGAAGTAGATGCTATGTCTGCCTACGAATTATTAGGTAGTAAGTGGGCATGTGTATCTATTAAGACAGGAGCAGGTTCAGCATTACGTGATTGTAAAAAAGCATTTGAATATCTTGATAGCTTTGACCAGATAGTTATATCATTTGATATGGACAAGCAAGGTAGAGAAGCAAGTGAACAAGTAGCACAATTATTTTCCCCTAACAAGTGTAAGATTATGCACATGGAATATAAAGATGCTAATGAATACTTAAAGATAAGTAAACGTGAGGAGTTCTCAAGAGCATGGTGGAACGCACAACCTTATACACCTGCAGGAATAATAAACTTAAAAGATTTAAAGTCTACAATATTTGATGAAGAATATTGTGAGACGTGTCTATATCCTTGGAATAAACTTAATGATAAGACTTATGGTATGAGAACAGGTGAGTTGCTTACCTTTACATCTGGTGCAGGTATGGGTAAGAGTTCTGTTATGCGTGAGTTAATGTATCACATGTTAAAGAATACAAATGATAATGTAGGCATACTTGCATTGGAAGAAAGCACAAAGAATACTGCCTTTAATATCATGTCAGTAGATGCAAATGCCAGATTGTATATCAATGAGATACGAAAGAAATATAGTCAAGAAGAATTAGATAAATGGTTTGATAACACAGTAGGTACAGGTAGGTTCTTTGCCTTTGACCACTTTGGTTCTATCTCTAATGATGAAATACTTTCAAGGGTTAGGTTCATGGCACAGGCATTGGATTGTAAATGGATATTCCTTGACCATCTATCTATCCTTGTATCAGGACAAGAAGATACTGATGAAAGAAAATCTATTGATATTCTTATGACTAAGTTACGTTCATTAGTAGAACAAACAGGCATAGGATTGTTATTAGTATCACATCTTCGCAGACCTACAGGAGATAGAGGACATGAAGATGGAAGAGAAGTAACTCTATCTCACTTGAGAGGTAGTGCATCTATTGCCCATCTATCAGATGGTGTTATAGCATTAGAAAGAAATCAACAAGATGAAGATGAAGTTCTTTCTAATACAACAACCATACGTATATTAAAGAATAGATATACAGGTGATACAGGTATAGCTACACATTTATTCTATGATAAAGAGACAGGTCGTATGAAAGAGATTGACAATCCTTATGATGTAGATAATGATAGAGAGGAGATACCATTCTAATGTGGAAACATTATTGTAGAGTAGAAGAAACTGAATTAGATGTAGGTGATAATGAAGAATGTAATTGGTGTGGACTAGATGCTTCAGCTATATCTATAGATGGTTTTGATGATGCTATCCTAGGTTATGGAGAACAATTTAATAAAAAAACTTTACATGTTTATTCTTATAGTGTAATATGTAAAATACTAAGAGAACGAGATGGAATGACATGGGAAGAAGCAGATGACTATGCTCAATTTAATATCGCAAATGTATGGGTAGGTGAGAGAACTCCCATGATATTATATAATGAGTTTTGGCATGATTGGAAAAAAGAATGAGAGCAGTAGTTGATATAGAAACAGATAGCTTAAATCCCACAAAAGTTCATTGTGTAGTGGCTAAAGACATAGATTCTGGGAGGGTTTATCCTTTCCCTCCTGATATGATACATGGGTTTAGGGATTGGTCACATGGTGTTAAGCAATTTATTATGCATAATGGTTTATCATTTGATGCACCTGTGCTTAATAGATTGCTTGGTACTACTATTAAACCTAGTCAGATTATAGATACTCTTATACTATCACAATTACTTAATCCTATTAGAGATAATGGTCATAGTCTGGAAGCATGGGGAAATAGATTAGCTATGCCTAAAGGTGAGATAGATTCTTATGAAGTTTATACACCTGATATGTTAGAGTATTGTAAACAAGATGTCCATATAACACATAAATTATTTGAAGTATTAAAGAATGAAGGTAGAGGATTTTCTAGGTCATCTATTAATTTGGAACATCAAGTAAGAATAATTATAGATCAACAAGAACGTAATGGTTTCTATTTAGATATGCAAAAAGCTATGAGTTTATATAATCAATTAAAAGATGAAGCAAATGGATTAGAAAGATGGGCAGTTACTACCTTTGATCCTACAGTTGTAGAATTAAAAACAAAAACAAAATATGTACCATTTAATATAGGATCAAGACAACAGATTGCAGAAAGATTAATGGAATTAGGATGGAAACCTAAACAACATACAGATAAAGGCAACATAATAATTAATGAAGCAGTTCTGGATAATATAGAACTACCTGAAGCAAAAAAGTTTTCACGATTCTTTCTTTTACAGAAACGTATAGCACAAATTAAGTCATGGATAGAAGCATGTGACGATAAAGATGGTAGAGTACATGGGAAAGTAATGACACTTAAAACTATTACAGGTCGTATGTCTCACCATTCTCCTAATACAGCACAAATTCCTGCAGTTCGTTCTCCATATGGGAAAGAGTGTAGGGATTGTTGGACAGTTGACAATCCTTATACTCATTCTCTAGTAGGTGCTGATGCAAGTGGACTAGAGTTAAGATGTTTAGCACACTTAATGAATGATGCTACCTTCACAGATATATTATTGACAGGAGATATACATACACACAATATGAGAATGGCAGGATTAACTGATCGAGACCAGGCAAAGACATTTATTTATGCCTTCATGTATGGTGCAGGTGCATCTAAGATAGGACAGATAGTAGGTGCAGGTGCTAAAGAAGGACAACAATTAATTACTAAGTTCTTATCAAGTATGCCTGCTCTTAAAAGAGTACGTGATTCTGTTACTAAAGCATCTTCTAAAGGTGTTATTAAGGGTATAGATGGTAGGTTATTACGAATACGTAGCCCACATAGTGCTTTAAACACGCTTATACAGGGTGCTGGAGCAGTTGTGTGTAAGCTATGGTTAATTAATATGATTAAACGTATTAGTCAAACAGGTGTGGATGCTAAACTTGTAGCATCTATACATGACGAGTATCAGTTTGAAGTTCTTAATAAAGATATAAAAAGATTTGGACAGCTAACGAAAGATGCTATGAAAGATACAGAGAAACAATTACAAATGAAATGTCCTCTTGATAATGAATGGAAGGTAGGTAGAACATGGGCACAGACACATTAGTAAAAGAATTTACAGGTAGAAAAGACCACGTTGATTATATTAAACGAGGTATAAAAGTAGAGAATGAATTTATAAAGACTGTGCAAGAGCATGGTTATTCAGTTGGCATAGCAGATGAAAAAGAAAATATGTTTAAGCATATAGATTTCTATCTAACAAAAGATAATAAGACAGTTAGTGTAGATGTAAAGGCTAGAAGAACTGGAAATAAGAACAGGTTTTTTGATGACACATGGATTGTTGTTGAGTTTAAAAATACAATGGGTAAGAAGGGTTGGCTTTATGGTGACTGTAATTACTTTGTATTTGAACGAGAGCATGACTACGTATGGTGCTATGCAAAAGAGTTGGTAGAATTAACTGACAAAGTTGTGGATAAAAATACCAGAGTAGATAGTTATAGAGATGCTGAATACAAAACATGGGGTAGAAGTTATCAGGGAAAACAAGACCTTATCTCAAGAATAGAGATGAGTTTAATATTAAAACTAAATAAAACATGGATTATGAAAAAAACCCTTGACAATAATGTTGAGGTGTGTCATAATTCATTTATTAATAATCAAGAAAGGAGTACACCTATGAGTGTAATAAAAGGAAATGCCTATTGGGCAAGCATAACATCACCAAACACTACATTTGATAGTGATGGTGTGTGGTCTGTTGATGTTGGTAATCTTGATAAGAAAAATGTTGAGGTTGCAAAATCTGATGGTCTAGCCATCAAAAATAAGAATGATGACAGAGGTGATTTCGTTACTGTTAAAAGAAAAGTTAGACGTAAAGATGGTAACATGAATAAACCACCTGAAGTTGTTGATGCAGACAAACGTAATATGTCTGGCACATTAATTGGTAATGGTTCAGAAGTCAATGTACTTTATACTACATATGAGTGGGAGTTCAAAGGTCGTTCTGGAGTCTCTGCTGATCTACGTGCTGTACAGGTAACTAATTTAGTACCTTATAATGCAGATGCAGATGCAGAGGAAGCTTTTGAAGTAGTTCCTGATGGATTCGTAAGTAAAGAATCAGATGAGGAATTATCCTTCGCTTCTTAACCAACCAATATGAAGGGATAGGGAGGTATTACTGAACGAATATCTCCCTATTATTTACTATGAAAAAAATAGATACTTTAATAAAAGATATATATAGTTTATTTGATCCTCTTGTAGAGGTAGATTTAAATGATAAGGAAATAGATGAGCATTTAGATTCTTTTACAGAGAGTATCAAAGAAACATTACGAATGTTTTTAAAAGAGAAACCTACACAGAAACGTAACCTAAGACTATCTGCTATAGGTAAACCAACAAGACAGTTATGGTATGACAAACATTCTAAAGATGATCCTAAACCTTTAGAACCTAGTACAAGAATTAAGTTTTTATATGGACATTTATTAGAAGACTTATTAATATTATTCTGTAGACTAGCAGGACATACAGTAACTGATCAACAAAAACAAATTGATGTTAATGGAATAAAAGGACATCAAGATTGTATGATTGATGGTGTTCTTGTAGATTGTAAGAGTGCATCAGGTAGAAGTTTTGAAAAGTTTGCTAAAAGAACTTTATATACTGATGATCCTTTTGGTTATATCGCACAGATTTCTGCCTATGCTGAAGGCAATGGTGTAGATGAAGCTGCTTTTCTAGCCATAGATAAACAACATGGACACATATGTTTAACACCTGTTCATTCATTGGAAATGATAAATGCTAAAGAAAGAATTGAATACCTTAAAGGAGTTATGGACCAAGACAATCCACCTGCTAGGTGTTATGATGATATACCTGATGGAGCTAGTGGTAATCGTAAGCTTGCTATTGGTTGCCTGTATTGTACACATAAGCGTACTTGTTGGAGTGACGCTAATCAAGGTAAAGGACTACGTGCATTTCAGTATGCAAAAGGTCATAGGTTTCTTACGAATGTTGCTAAAGAACCTAACGTAGAAGAGGTGTTAGAATGGTAAGTCATTGGACTGTCTGGCTAGAGTATAAACCTTTTATACCTAACCTAGATAAGTTTGGGTTTGTTTATATTATAACTAACACTCAGAATGAAAAAGCCTATGTAGGTTGTAAACAATATTTTACAGGTAAAAAGAAAGCACCTTCTAAATGGGAGATGTATACAGGATCATCTAAATATTTAAATGCAGATATAGAAGAGATAGGTAAGAAACATTTTACATTTGAAGTCATAGCAGAGTATAAAAACAAAAGAAGTCTACGATACTATGAAGCATACTATCAAATGAAATGGGATGTTCTTACTACTGTGATAAAAGGTACAGATGAACCTGCGTTTTATAATTCATATGTAGGTGGTAAATTTTATAGACCTATTGAGAGTTATAAAGATCCTGAGTGGAGAAGAAAGATAGGTGAAGCTAATTCAGGAGAAAAAAATCATAGGTATCTAGGTAAAGCAGAATTTTATCTTGATGGTAAACGAATGGTTGTTGATTGTTTAGGTGCATGGTGTGATGAAAATGGTTATCATAGAGGAAATGTAAATGCTATAGCACGAACATACAGAGATGGATTTTATTCTAATACACGTAAAGGTGAGAATGTTAAAGAAAGGGCATTTTCTATTAAAGGACCTTTAGGAACTATAACAAAAGTAAGATGGTTAGATGAAGGATGAGTCTGATATAATAGAGATGGAACAATTATTTCCATCTGAACCAGAAAGTTCTGAAAGAATATTATTTCTTTCCGTTATACTTCAGGCTCTATTAGATGCAACAAAAG